ATATTGTTCCTCAGTTACTTTAAAGTTAACCATCTTAGTTGCTAATGTTTTAGTCATTATCTTTATCCTTATTATCCCAATAGTCAGCAATAATCTTATCTAGTTCTTTTAACTGTCGTTGTAGATCAGCTTCTATTTCTTCTTTAGTTTTATCATCACTCATTAGTTAACACCTTTAATTACTTCAACTATAGCATCAGGATAATCCCAACTTAATAACTTAAATTCACTATTACACTTTTCACAATTAAACCTATCATTAATATAATCTTGTGGCGATCCATACATTGATGTACCAGGATAACCTGTTTTACATATAGGACATTCTTCTAGATGCACATGAATTACTTCCATGCAGTAATCGCAGCATATTTCACATTCTAGTTCAACTTCTATTACATCACCTTGTTTAATCATATTAATTCATCCTCTTTTTTCTTACTCATCCACTATATCATACTAACTTAACTTAATTAATGCAAGTAGTTGTCATTTCTCATAGATCTATGTTATCTTAGTCATTAGTTAATTACATACACATAACTACAATGAACGTTGAACATTTAGTAGAAGTTGGTTCTAGAGCAGTTTACGATAAGTTCACTGACACTATTCCTAAGTACAAGTTACAAGTAGCTTTCATGGCTATGATTGAAGCAATTAAAGCAGCATCATTAACTGAGTCAGTTAGCATTAAGGGATTTGGTACATTTAGCACAACTGAAGTTAAGGAACGTACAGTTAGCACTATCTTTACTAAAGAACCTAAGTTAGTTGAAGCTCATAAGAAGGTTAGCTTCAGACCAGCTAAAGAATACAAGAGTAAAGCACGGTACGATAAACAGGGTTAATAGACGAAGTTATTTAACTACTGCAACATAAAGAAAAAGCACCTTCAATTAAGAGGGTGCTTATTTTTTTGGTCACTAACGTTATTATAACATGAACGCATCTGGTGGTAACTTACTATCTACATTTAATCTAGCTACGATACGACCAACTCCAATAACTAATGTTCTATCAAATGTATATTCAATTAGACAAGTTCCATCAGGATGATACGCCGGACTCATGAATGTTATCTCAGTTCTAGTTAATCTAGTTACTATTGCATTATCAAACTGATATTCGATGTTGTCTATAAACAGAGTTATATGAGATTGATCTGTATATGCTTTCTTTAATATCTGATTAATAGTCATAGTGTTATTCAAATAAACCTTTAATATAGTTACGAGTCACATTAACTGTAACACCATAACTACTATCCATTATATGTTCTCTTATTTCAGCACGAGTTGTATTACCTGGACTATCTGTAATAACTTGAAGTGGCATATAAGTAACGATGTTTGACGTAACTAGATGATTAAGTGCCATCTGCATACTATCAATAGCATCATCATTCTTACCACGTGGAAACATAGTAGCTTCTAGTAATAGTGGTTTAATCCAACTATGTACATTCTCATCTGGAACTAATACGTTACCTGCATTAATTTCTGGCACACAACTAAGGATACGTTGTTCTTTATCACCTTTAGTTATGAGTGGTATAAGTCCAGTTATCGTGCGTTTAAGTAATGCAATTACAGCATCTCCATTTGCACGTTGTTCAATTAACCTAGTTCTTATCATCGGATACTTATTACACAACTCAATTATGGATTCTACTTGTTTAAGTATATCCATTTTGCCATACACTAAGTCAATAATGTAGAACTTGTTATCCTTACGTCCCATAACTATAAGTGACGTATTATCGCTAGTTTCCTTATCGTTCATAGATAAATCGAATGCCATGCAAGTTGCATCAAACTGAGTTGGAAGTATGTACCAATTCTGCCACCATTCACGCCTAATAAGTCCACCACCGAGCGGAACTGGTTGTTGTTGATATTGACTAGCATAGCTCCATTCCTCGTCCTTCTTGAGCCTCTCAACCACATCTCGCGGAAATCGAATTGGTTCAAGTAATTCATTCTGATTAGTGCGCCAATCAGTCCAACCAATGCGAGTCCAGTATCTCTGAGTGTCTTCATATTCCATTGGGAGACATAGATGTTCCCAAACTCCTTCTTGTTGTAAGAAAAAACCAGTCATATCCATTTCACTAACCCTTTGTTGAACCAAGATGATAACACCTTCTGATTGGTTGTTTAAACGCGACATCAGAGTATTGCTGACCCATTGATTAACTTTATCAAGTGTATTCTTACTATATGCAGCGTTAGCTTTAACAGGGTCGTCAATTATAATTGTGTCTGCACCAATACCAGTGAAGATACCTTCAGGACATGATGTGGCGAATCTACGACCATTAGCATTATTCTCATAGTCATTCTTCATATTCTTATCGCGTCTGAACTCCCATGGTGTAGCACCCATATCGCGCCATACTGTAGCCATACCTCGCTTATACCAATCAGATTGCATTATCTGACGACTATGTACACTACCTTCTTCTGCTAATCCATAACCATAACTAACGTTGGCGAATTTAAGATGAGGCTGCCTTATCCAACAATAGGCTGGAAATGCTTTAGTTACTAATGCTGACTTAGCAGTTCTAGGTGGTACGTTAATTATAAGTCGTTTTATTTCACCAGTTAATGTTGCATCTAGATGTTCGGCTATTGCGTGTAGATGTTTAGCTGGTAGGAATACTTCGCCATTGAATGTCTGCCAACTATGAGCTAGGAAACTGTAACTAGATTGATATGCTTGAACGTAACTTTGTTCTTCTAGTAGTGATTCTAATTCATACTGTTCATCCTTATTATCTAGTATCGCTAGTTCATATAACTTGTTCTCTATGTTAGCTAGTTCTTTTTCTAATTGTTCGCGGGAAGTCATGTTAGTATAGTTTAAGTTAATAACGTGGACTAATCCACCATAACAGATAATGGATATTAAAGTGGAAACCATATGATTATACAGAACGTAAGTTTAGGTAAATAGATCAAAGCTACCTAGTTCATGTTAGGTAGCTTATTTAGTGCGCGTCTTGTACTTAGTATAAATTTATACTTAGGTTAGGTCGCGCCTTGATTAGATTGCTTCGTTGTCCTACCTTTTTTCTTACGTGATAGTTTTGCTTTTGTTTTAGATTCTATTGAAATCTTGCATTCCGTCTAGAGTTTTTAAATGTTTATTTACTAAGATTACACCTTTATTATTTTTATTCATATCTTCTTTAATGTAATATCTAATAGCTGTATTATTTGATTTAGCTGTATGTGCTATTTCAATGTAAGTGTCTGACATACTATCATCATCTAATTTAATATTATTATCAAGTTTTAAATTAGATGGTGTTGGTGTATTTTTGTTATCTATTTTAAAATAAGGACTATTTGATACAAGTTCGTCTAATTGATCAGGATCTAATACTTGACCTTCTTTAAAGTTTTTAGCTAATTTATGTGGAATAACTAATCTCATAACTGATTGATGATTATCTATTATTTCTTTAGGTGTAGTTAACTTCATTGGATCAATGACATTATTTACTTTGTTAACTTTACGTGTACTTTGTCTAACTAATTTACCATTCCTTAAATAACTACGAACACCTATAGTTGTTAATGCAACACCTCCAAGTAATCCTGCTCCTATCATTAAGTTACGTTTGAGATTGTTGTTCTTAGCTTTACTTTGTTTGAACTCCGCTATATCTGACATTAAATAGATCATGTTGTTATTTAGTATTGTTGTTATCAAGTTGCTTACGTATCTCAGCACGTCGTAACTCTAATTCTTCTTTAACTTTATCACTATCAGTTAGTAGTTTGTTTAAGTGAGCAAGTCTAGTTTTACTTACTTCCTTATTCTTACGCTCAGTTAATGTTGCTTCTTTAATCTCATCTAATAGTGATGCCGTGTTAGGCTCACCTAGAATACTTCTCACTGTAGTTACGCTATCTTTAATTGCTCCTATTATATCTTTGAGATCTCTTGGTTTAAGTGGTGGTAAATCATCATAACCTCCTGTTACGTATGGTTCTAGAAACTCTTCCATTAGTTGATTAGTCTTCTCTAGTATTCTTAGATGTTGTGCATCGAACTTACCGCTTTCTCCCATCAAGTCATCTAGATTAATTTCGGTATTCTTGATGCGTAGTTTACGTTTGAATTGAGTACGTTGTAATAACCATTTGCCACTTTGACTTCTATTTCTTATTGTTTCTAGTTTGCAACCATATTGTTGACATAGTTGTTCATGAGTTGGAAATGTCTTACGTTTAAGTCCAGTACCTGCATCTCTCTCATCTCTACCTTGTACGAACTCTCTTTCAATGATGTCCCAGGGGAATAGTTCATTTGCCATGACGTAATTATGAGTTTTATTATTACCTTAATTCTACATTGTATTAGTGGGGGTAATGGTATATATAGTTGGTATGTAGTTTTGAGTTAGTTGTGTAATGTATGATTTATGTATTTGTTTCACCCAAAATCCCACATTCCTCAACCTCTGAAACCCTTACTGTGTAAGGGTTCTAGCCTTCAAAACTATGTAGTAGAGTATGTAGTAGTTACTGTATATTAAAGGGGTGAAGGAAAAAAACTTCACAACGGTTAACTTAGTTAACCGATTGACAATCTATCAGTTCTATATCTTAGATATAGAACAACTAACGTGAGTTAGTAACATAATAGTTACTGCCGTTAATTTACGTTAGTAGGATAATTGACGCTATTGAGGATAGTGTCAGATAAAATTAACGATCTGTTAAGTTAATCAAATATCTAACTTGATTAACTTTACAGTTAGTTAATTACTACTAACTGATCGATAAACCTTTAATTAATAGGGAACTTGAACAATGAATACTACAATTGTTAATTGTATTGATGGTAGTTTTGATTTAGTAATAACTAATGAAAATAAAGGCGTTAAGAAAAACTTTATTTTCTTAGATTTAATTAATGAAGATCAAAAAACAATTCTAATTGAGGTATTTATTCAATTAAAACCTAATCAATGGATAAGTCTTTAGTTATTAAATACCAGTTAAGTGAATTAAGTTAGATATTTGATTCACTTTACAGTTAGTTAATTACTACTAACTGATCGATAAACATTCATTCAATAGGGAAATTAATCATGAAATTACTTAACACGACCATTCAAAGCTATGAGTCTGCTAACTGTGTTATTACTGCATTAAATAAAGCGATTAATACAAGTTACATTCCGATTGGTGATAACGTAACTGAAGTTGTATCCAACTTCAGTAAAATACAACTATCGAGGTCATTTAATCCATACATGAGTATGCGGGCTGATTTAACCCTGACCTTCAATGAAGGGGTTATGATGATCAGCTATACATCTACAAGTGGAACATCAGTTCTAGTAGAGTATAAGTTTGATGACTCAATGCAAGTGAAAGAAATTGAGGTATCTGTCTGGATACCCGATGATAGAGCAATGTCAGGCAGATGTCATTATGAACTCTTAACCCGTGAGTTCTATAAAAACGACTGGTATGATGTAGATTGGACTGCTAAATCAGTCCAATTACTTCTACCGCTTGACCTGTCATTAAATAATGACGACTGGTCAATAAATGATAATGTACCCAATTGGGTACATGAAGAAATCAGCAATTATAATGCTGTATTCGATGGATATGCCGAGTTACTGGAACTTGGTTATGTTCCTATTGATATAATAGGGTTTAACTCGGCATTTTACAATCCTAATCAGTATTATCAATATGTAGTGGTTAATGAAAAACTACATGAAATAGATAATAACTACTATTTACTTAAAGATGTAAATAGTAAGCTACGAAATGAAGGTGTTAGTTATCTTAGATTGATCGAAATGATTAAATCTAGTGTTGATAAACAATCACGTAAGGTTGAGGTTAACGAATACGATGAAAATGAGTACGATGAATATGAGTATTCTAACGAAGATTAATTAACTAACACTTATGTAACTAAAACCACCCCTAACAAGGTGGTTTTTTGTTGTACATTAATGATTACTATACTAAAAAGTTAGTTAGTAAGTAATTATTTAAATCTAAATTATTTTATTAACCATCTGTTAAGTTAATCAAATATCTAACTTGATTAACTTAACTGTTAGTTAATAAGAGTTTAACTACAGATACACAATTTAAAGGAATTAAGAATCATGACTAGCTTAACAACTGTTCAACTTAACTCACTCTCCAGTATTGAACGTAACAAGATCAATAGCAATCGTAATCCGTTATCTATGTCATTCTCAGCTTACCAACATACAGGAGTTGATAAAGTTACTAACTTGGTAACTAAAAAGCCGATATCACTAACCGTCAAGTTTGAAACAGAATGTAATAAGGATAACGATATCCTTAGATTCAGTATCCTAGTATCAAACTGGATTAAAGCAGATAGCGGTACTAAGAACTCAGATGGAAAATATGCAAAACAACTCTGTGAAGAGTTTGTGCCGTGTAAGATATGGCACTTTTCAAAGCAGTGGGAATTGTCAGTAGAAATATTTTCTAACTCTCTATTCCCTACTGATGGTGAATTGGTAGATTATCCAGAAATTAAAAACAGGGCGGATCTTGCAGATATATTTATTGCCGCTATTGATAGTGGTGATTTTGAGTTCTTAAAGACTGCTACAGATGACAAAAACAAATTACGAGTAGTTACAGCTTATGATGACAGTGTACTCTTGCTAGTTGAATTACTAGCTGTATCTGAGTTATCAGATAAACCTTATGAAGGTGTAGGTAATTTAGAGAAATACAAGTTTAATCCTATACCATTAGAAACGGCTCTACAGTGCTTTATTAATGCCAGTAATACAGCTAAAAGGTTAATCGGTGTAGTAAGTAATGGTAGTGAAATTGCAAAACTATCCGGTTACGCTGAAACTAAGTTAGGTAAAAAGTATGAACTATTGCGGGAATTACTAATTAAACTCAATGTACCAAGTAGTAAAGCAGATAACTACTATAAGGGTATGCAAAGAAGTTTCGATAGAGACACCGTACTAACATACCTTGAATGGTTAGTAAACTTCATACAGCCATTACAACTAACTAACTTACCAGATGACTATTACAAACTAAGTTATGATCAGGAGAATAAAGGTAAGGATAATCTGAATAAGTTTGATGTACCATACAGTGAAATTGAATCAACATTTAAATGTAGCGATAAGTTTATGTTCTCACTGTTAGAAACTGCTACAGATGACTTAATTATTGAGTTATCCGATAAGTTAGGTATTACACTCAAGTAAACATCAATTACATTGAATACCAATTGTAGCTACTAAATATGGTTAACTTAGTAGCTACTGTTGTTATTCAATACAGATTAACAATTATCCTAACTCTAGGAGTTAGTTAAAATCATGAATTACAACGAATTACCATACAATCAATTACAGAAATTAGCTAAACAACGCGGTATTAGAGCTAACATGAAAGCTATGGAAATAATCAAAACACTTGAGGATTATGATTTAAATCAAGTTAACGTTAGTAAGGTTAATGATTTAACTCTAGATGATTTAAGTGATATATTTTCACTATTTGATGAAGTTACTCCAGTTGTAGATACTCAAGTTACTCCAGTTAATGAAGTAACCAATAAACCAATAACGCGGTTAACTAACTGCGCTACAACTGCGGTTAATAAGTGTATGGTATGGCTAAATAATGCACATATTGACGCTGATAATACTCAAGTTAAGTTAACAGCATATAACTATCTGCAAGATGCTGTTAAGTATTTTGCAGCTAATGAACCATCAAGACTGTTAATGTCCGATATCCCTAGTCTGTATGATGTTAATACCATAGAGATAACTATGGAACAAAAGTTTGAATATATCTACGGAACTAAAAATGGTAATAAGCTAGTAAAAATACATAATGGTAAAGAGAGACAACAATTAGTAGGTGATACTTGTTTAGTATCACCCCCTAGATGGTACAGAAGACTACTATCTAAAGCATCTAAGAACAGAGAGATGAATAGAAAGGGAACTGAGTTTGCTATTAACTTGATTAGTCCATCAAGTAAAATCGAAAATAAACAAGCTAACGACTTTACTCCAGAGAAGTTGATTTTCTGGAACTTATATGATCGTTTACCTATCGTCAATGAATCATTAAGTAGCAGTGATCCAAATAAAGTTACTCTAACCGATATAACTTTTTGTCCTTATGTGCATCAAGTTAAGGTAAATGGTAAATTTGTAATCTCTTCATTACAAGTATTACCAAGTGAGAACAGAGTAGATAGACCAGTACAAAACTACGTTAATAAGTTCAAAACTGGTTTATTAGCTAACTGGTCACTACCCTTTAAATGGGAACTATTCCCTAGTGACTGGTTGCATCAGGTAAATGCTAACAATGAACACTTGATGCAAGTAGCACTTGAAAACGACAGATTAGTACTTTATAAGTTAAGTGATAGCTTTACCCGTAAGATTGATCATGGTACTAAACAACTAATTGGAAAACATCATACACAATTAGACAATTCAACACTATATCAATCACGTACTAAGATCGCCGATCTTGGTACAGTGGAACTAATCACAATTAACGATATTCAATGGGTAGCTAGTATGCCACGTTATGAGTATTTAGCTATCATGCTTAACAAGTCTGGTAAGATTACAGCTAGTGAGTATGATAAGTATGATGGATTATCACTGACTCATGATCAGTTAAGTGTAGGAGAACGTGAGTTATGTAAGAAAAAAAGTATAGGACAATCAATAACAGTTAAAGGTAATTATGATCCGGTTATCATAGTTGCTGGTAAGGTTAAGCACGTTAAAACAGATGATAGTTGTAAGTGGTTAAGCAAAATATTTGATAGTGCGCGCCTTAAAATGATTAAGGCTAATGTACGCGAGTTAGAAACTAAAATACAAAATGCAACTTATCAACAGGATACTAACTTAGCTGATAAGAGAACACGCGACTTTATCAGAACAATGACAACTACATATAAATCTTTGATCAGAAGTCATCAAGTAGAATTACCAGATAACCAACTCAACTCACTAGCGGTTAATATACTTGAATACTTAGTTATTAAGTTATCAATGGACAGAAAACAACTAGTAGATACTAAACACAAGTTAACTATCAATGATAACCTTATGTACACTGATAACGCCGATTACAACAAGCGTATAACAGAATTTAATAAGTTAGTTTATAAAGTTAGAAGTTATCAAACTGATAAAGGTAATTCACACATTGAACAGGGAACTGGTAAAGGTCTTATCACCTATAAGATTAAGTAACCTCCACCAACTCCAAGTATAAATTATTACCAGTAACTAGAGCCGCCCCTAACAAGGTGGCTTTTTTGTTGCGTAGTTGTAATGGATTATCTTTTTTTTTTCTTACGGGAATTTTTTTCACGTCTTTTGATTTATTAAGACGTTAAAGATAATAATGTCTAGTTAAACATCCAATTAATTACAGGAACTTGGAATTATGACATTACAAGAGTTAGTACAATATAAACGTGCTGCACTTGAGTTAAAACAATCGGAATATTTAGCTCAATCTCGAACTTTGTTTATAGAGCAATTAGTTAAGTTATTAGGAATAGACTTAGTTGAGTCTATAGACTTAACAATTAAATCCCGTTATAAATGTCTAGTATTTGTTGACATTGAGAACGTTCAAGCAACATTTAATTATGGTACTACTAAGTTTCTCATTCAATTAGAGAATGACTACTTCAATATATGCAAATGGAATGGTACATCTGACATAACTCATGATGAAACCTGGAAGTTAACTGGTGATATTAGAAGTAGTTTAGTTAACTATTTAGCTAACATTAAACCATTTCATAACAACGAAATTTAACTCAACTTATTCTAACTTAAGGAACTTATGAACGACTTAATCAGCTTTATTAAAACCGACTCTACTCCAACAGTAGTTCAGTTAGCGTGCATTATCTTAGCTTATTATGCTGGATAACATTAGTTAAAGCATGGTTCGCCATCGTGGTTAACTAGTTATTCAGTTAAGTAAGATTAGCGCAAGTTAGTCTTACTTTGCTGGTTAATTATTACCAGATAAACATCCACTTAGAGGACATTAATATCATGAAATACATTAGAACTGCAACTCAACTTCTAACAACTGCTGCTAAATTAGATGACGTTATCGATATCAAAGATAGCTTCTCTAAATATTTGCTTTCTAATAAATATTTATTAGATAAACTCATTCCCACTAAACGGGAATTAGAAAACGATAGGTTAGTGCTGTATAAGAATATAGTAGAGAATAATGGTACTGTTACTTACTATGATACTGAAAATCATAGTATCGAAAATAGACCTATTTGTTGGTTAGATCTAACTTACACTGAAGAAAATTCTATGTTTTACGGTTGGGATGTATTTCCCAGTTACGATTACATAGAATTTTTAATTATCAATAAATATGACGATTATAGGGGAGAAGCGTATAATCTTTTAACTTTTGATATTTCATTCTCTGAATGGTGTAAGGGTCTTGAATTTGTTGTTTCTAATAGACATTTAGATAATCCTGAAATTATTTGGATGTTAAATTTACCCAAATGGTTGGAGAAACCATTAGATGAGAATATTAATAGAAACACTAATAAGAATGAGTTACTTTTGCTAATTGATAACTTAGCACATGAATTTAACTTGGGTAATCTTAACCAAGATGACGTTCTAAATGTCATTGAGTTAATTTATCCAAATAAAATAAGTGATGTTATTAACTTCATAGAATCAATAGCATCATTAACTGTTGATTATTCCCTATTTTCTTACCTAATACCTATCATTATGGATAGAAGTAAGAAAAAAGTAAGGGAAGTTAAATTTAACTTGTTAAATAGTCGTCCATATTGGTGTGATGACCATATATGGAAGTTATTTAATGATAGTAAGTGTTATAAAGGTGCTGAAATATTGCACAAAATCAAAGATGAGTTAGTTAAGCAGTATGATACTGCTCATTATTTTTATGTGTGTATGGCTCGTGATGCTGTACCACTTTATAACTTGTTATTTGAATCTGGTTATGATTCAATGTTAGGAGTATTCAGTCGTACTCAGATAGGAGACACTGATAGTGTCTCTTTGTTAAAGAATGAGATTTCACTAGCTAGTGAAATGACAGGTAAAAAGCCTGTCTTAATGGATGTACAAGGTCGTGGTACTATCTACGACTATTTACGTCAAGAGGGGTTAGATTGTGAAATGATATTCGGGGTTAGCAGTAATCCTGAAAATTGCAGATATCCATTGCTAATTACTGATAGCGATATAGGTAATCGTGCTATCAAGTATATAGAAAAATTACCTCAATCCAATGGACGTGCTGAAGGCGTGTATCAAGTTAATAGATGCCAGAAAACTTATCTTGATACATTAATAGCATGGGGATCTCGAGATCCCAATGTTATGGGTGAAGATATGAAGGATTGGGAAATCCTTCAATTCCGTGGTCTATTTATGGAAACAATGGGCATATCCCATGTTCATGCTGGGATGATAGGTGCTGATTGTCAGCAACGTATGTGGGGAATACTGAAATCTCGCATTAATGTTTCCATTCAATTGGGAATCAAATGTAAGGATCAACATATAGACTTGATCCGCGCGACTAGATTTAAGTCGCAACATGAAGTTGGGCATTCTGGAGGTATGAACGATCCAGAAACTCGCTTACGTGATGAAATCTCCCATTTTGGCAATACAGGTATCCGCACAATATTTGGTATTGTAAGTGATGATCGCCATAATGGTAAACAATATGGTAGTAATTTCTGTTTAGTTAATACTAAACAATTACTACCATACATAACAATTACAAATAGAGATAGTTTGTGGGAAAGTGGAGAAAGTCATTTTCCAGTAACTAAATTAAACAAATTACCAGATTGTATGAGTGTTTATCGAGAAGTTCAATACAATACTTTAGTAACATGGGATAGTGTGGTGGAGGTTATACCATGTTAACTAAACAAGCATTACTATATAATCTGAATAAGAGACATATTCTCTTATATAGGTTATTTCTAAATGGATATATTACTAATCCACTATTAATTAAATATTTAACTCGTTTTAATAGACGAGTTAACTGGAATGTTGACTACACTTATTTACTTAAGTGGGAAAACCGTTTAAGTAAAATAGAAGATAGCGTTTGACTTTCAGTTACAGGTAACTAGTAATCCATTAGTTACCTGTTGCTGGTAGTTAATACACTATCAGAACTTTCATCAAGTAAGAAAAAAGGAACAATTATGTCTAATATCACATACAAGTTTGGAGATCAAGTTCAAACAGGTGATTTCTTTCAATATGAAGTAATCGAAGATAAAGGTGACACTGTAGTAGTAACACCTGCTTACGGTCATAATGTTCAATGGGGTGAAAAAGGTGGTGAAAAGTATGAGTACAAAAAAGAAGATTTAATTCCAGTTATTCATTAAATATCAGTTACGGGTAATTAATTTAATTTAGTTACTCGTTACTGCTAGTTAATTGCTAGTAGATAATACAAAGATAGGAGACAAAATGAGAATATTTAATTTATTGGGTGTAGTAGCAATCCTTGCTATTTCCCTTACTGTTTCATATGTTGCTCCGACAATCGCACGTCATGAAGATGACTTTACAGACTATTTATTGGTTTTAGTAGGAGTCTATGCTATTTCAATAATAACAATCGCACTCTGCTTGTTCAACTTACCTAACTAACGTAACTTAGTACAAAATAATTGATAGTTAATTAAGTAAATTAAGTTCTAGTAGCTTAATTTACTTTGTTTGTTATCAATTCAGATAGCAATTTATTTAAGGAATGAGCTTATGACCATTATCAACTTAACACCACATGACTTCGATGTATACGCGGAATCTAGCTTTGTTAATCTAGAAAGAGTTAACGCTACAACACTTATTGCTGATAGTGTAGAAGGTAACGCAATATTAAGTTTACCTTCAGTTGGTAGCATCAGAATTAACACAACTACAGTTGAAGGTGAACCTATTAACGGTATTCCAACTGTAGTTACTAAATATGGTGATGCAGTTGGTATTCCAGAAGGTGTTCAACCTGAAGATGTATTAGTTGTATCATTGCAAGCATTATCTATGGCAGTCGCATCTAAGCATCCACTAGCTAGTCAAATGACATCCCCTTATAAAGTAGTTAGATTACGGTCTAACACTTCTATTGTACTAGGTGCAATGGGATTAAGTTTCCAGTAAGCGGCACTAGACACTTGTATCAAATAACACTAAGTAACTAGTTCGCGCTAGTTACTTATTTTTTTATTAACTTTTTTTTTAATTTATGAACGACAAACAACGCAAATCTCAAGTTCGCGGTAAACTCAACCCAGATCCAGTTAAATTCACAACTACTAAGTTGCAACCACCAAGAGGGTTCGGCACTAAAGCAGCTTCCATTTGATAGCAGCTATATTGGTAATTAAATGTTGCCAAGTCATAATATAGGAGATTAAAGATGACAGACTTTATTTATGTTCCAAGAGGTTCTGACACACAAGCAGCAGTTGGAGGCTTCATACTTGATGAAGTAGCAGGATACAAATACACACCGCTGGGTAATAAACTTACCTCGGGAAGTGACCAATCACGCTTGGTAGTGGTTCTAAAGCCTACAGGTGAGAACAAAGAAGTATTATACTTCTTTGGTAAGGTGGCTGACAATCTTCTTTCTCAAATTGAGGATAGGATAACTAGTCTGGAGGATTAGACAGCGGGGACATCAAGCCCCTCTCTCTTTTAAGTGAATGAGTTATACAGATGATGGAAGAAAAAACTTGTAAAGATTGTAAATGGAAAGTTGATTTATTTAGTAACGGAAACGTCGTATCCTCATATACGATAGATACAAGTGAGATAGATCAAGCTGCTAATGATAAGTTAGTAGAACGACTGTTAGTTGAATATGCTAATAAACCTAAATCTAATGTTGAGGTGAAAATTAGTTAGTCAATTAAGTGAGTTAAGTACCTTTATTTAACTCACTTTGTTAGTCAATTAGTTGATCATGTTAACCTACTGGAGAATACTATGTCTGATTTACAACATGAATTAGATGTTATTAACAAGAAAGTTAAGAAATGTAAGAAGAAATTGAAGAGATCTGAATTAGCACAACAGTTAAAGCAACTTAAACAAGAAAGATCGTTGTTGAAAATCCTTGTGAATGAATTAGAAGATGTTGAACGTAAGAAACAACAAAAATTCATGAACTTAGAAGAAATAAAAGATTTGGCATTAGAAGACTTAGCTAACGACACTCAACTAGAAATGATGTTAATCCCCGGTGGCACTTTTATCATGGGTTCACCAAAAGAAGAGGAAAATAGCATGGATAGTGAACGTCCACAACATGAAGTTACAATAGAACCCTTTTTTATGGGTAAATATCAAGTCACCCAAGCACAATGGCGATTTGTAGCTCAGTTACCCCAAGTGAACCGTGAGTTAGAGCAAGATCCGTCTCATTTTAAAGGTGATAATCGCCCTGTGGAACAAGTATCTTGGTATGATGCGGTTGAGTTTTGCGATCGCCTTTCACAATATACAGGTAGAACCTACCGTCTCCCCAGTGAAGCTGAATGGGAATATGCCTGTCGAGCCGGAACTACCACACCATTTCACTTTGGAGAGACGATAACAACGGATTTGGTTAACTACAATGGTAATTACACTTATGGCAATGGGGTTAAAGGAGTTTATCGAAAAGAAACAACAGAAGTAGGCAGCTTTGGAGTAGCTAATAACTTCGGATTATACGATATGCACGGTAACGTATATGAGTGGTGTTTGGATGACTGGCATGAGAATTATACAGATGCACCAGCAGATGGCAGCGCATGGTTTAGTAGTGATGATAAACTAAGTGACAAAACAGGACGCACTGTACTTCGTGGCGGTTCTTGGTACTTCGATGCTAGGTTCTGTCGGTCTGCGTTTCGCTTTAGGCTTTCGCGCGACGTTCGTTACGACCTCTACGGTTTTCGGGTCGTATGTAGTGCTATGTGCAGTAAATTGAAATAATTTAGTTGTAAATTTATTAAAAACTAAGTTATGATATTACTAGCTAATATCGAAAGATCCCTTGATACTGCGTCACGTAGTTTACGGTATTGGCTGGTATGCGGAGTATGAGTTTAAGGGGTTTACTCATTCCGTAGGCACTGGGTCTCATCAAGACACCTCAGAACACCAGTAGTCTACACCGTGATCAGGGTGAAAGTCCTGGCTCTAGAGCTAAAACATAAAGAAGGTCACTATCACGGTTGCACAATGTTCGGACATCTAGAGATACCAGGTAATGTCCCGACAAGTCAAGTGACACCACCTAGCAATAGTTAGGATCAATGGTAAGTAATTAGTTGCACTGAGTTAACAACAAGTCGCAACGTTAAAAAGACTACTAGTAGTAGTAATGTTAGGTATTTAGGATAGATCTATCTAAATTTCCTAGAACAGTGTAAGGGGCGAGTTAGTGAAGTATCTTAGTATACTAAGTATCTTAATTAGAGAGATATTTAGTTAAGTAAGAAACAACTAGCTCAATTAATAGTTGCTTTAGTTCCTGTAACTTGTCCATTATAAGTCATTTAAGTTTGCAGGATTTAGTGATAACTATTCATTGTTAATTAAGTTAGTTTAGAGTTAACACAATTAGGAGACTTAGAGTTATGCAATTTAATGAATTTAAAGTATTGTTTCAAAGTAACTTCAATAAACTCATTGAAGGACAAGTTCGGTTATATGTAACTGATGTTAATAAGAATGAGTTATGGGATGCTTATTTAAATGCGTTTCCTGATGATGAACGTCAAGGATTTAACTGTAACTGTTGTAGACAGTTTATTAAACAGTATGGTAATGTAGTTGCCATTAAAGATGGTGAAGTTAAGTCAATGTGGGATTTCACTGTAGATGACGTTATGTATGCAGGAGTTATAGCTGCATTAGATAAGTTAGTTAGTGAATCTAACATAACTAATGTATTCATAACTAAACAATCTAAGTTAGGTACAGATCGTAGTTTAACTATTGATGTAGAATGGCAACATCTCTATTATGAGTTACCTAGTACATTAGTAACTCAATCTTTTTTAACTGAAAATACCTTGATGTCTGATAAACGTAGTAAGAAGGAAACATTTAAACGAGCATTAAATGAACTATCAATTGATTCAACTGAAACAGTGCTTGAGTTAATTGCACAAAATCAGTTATATAGAGGTGAATCAAATAAAACTAGTTTAATTGAATTACTTAAACATCAACAAGAATACAAGGATACTATTAATAAGGATAACTATTGTTGGATTAACTCTAGTTCGTTTATTGCAGGTATTAGAAACACTTCAATAGGTAGTTTATTAATTGATTTATCTAATAGTGTTGATATTAATGTTGCAGTTAGAAAATATGAAGCTATGGTAGCTCCATCTAACTACATGAGAACTAATCAAGTTATCTCTACTAAGAAACAAGTAGAGGAAGCTAATCAACTTGTAATTGAACTAGGTTTAGAATCTGCATTAAATAGGAGATTTGCAAATGAAGCTGATATTAACGTTAATGATGCTCTGTTTATTAATCGCTCTCAGAAACTCAATACTAATGTATTTGATAGCATATTAGATGAAGTTCCTGTTAATCCTAAGTCATTAGTTAAGTTAGATGAAGTTAACATAGATGAGTTTATTAATGATGTGTTACCTGGTGCTACTAATGTTGAGTTACTACTTGAATCGCGCCATAGTGGTAATTTAGTTAGTTTAGTAACTGCTGTAGATAGTGCAGCACCTACATTATTTAAGTGGGATAACTCATTTAGCTGGGTTTACAATGGCGGTAATGCTGATAGTATGCGTGAGAGAGTTAAAGCAGCAGGTGGACGTGTAGATGATGTAGTTAGTAGGTTTAGTATTCAATGGAATGATAATGATAATAACATTATTGATTTCGATGCTCATTGTAGAGAACCTCTTTATTGTGAGATTGCATACAATAATAAAGTTAGTAGAAATACTGGTGGCTCGTTGGACGTTGATATACGCGTTCCTAGAGGAGTTGCAGTAGAGAACATAGTTCACATAGATCGCCGCCGAATGCTGGATGGTGAATACACATACTTTGTTCATAACTATTCATTTCGTACATCTAATGGCGGATTTACTGCTGAATTAGAAATAGATGGTACTCTTTTTTCTTACGCATATAATAAGAATCTTCGAGGTGGAGAGACAATACCTGTAGTTACTGTTAAATTCGACAAATTAAAAGGATTTACTATTGTTAAATCACTTGATAGTAGCGGTTCTAGTGTGTCATCTAAGGAGATATGGGGTATTAAGACTAATTTATTCCATAAGGTCAATCTAGTTAGTTTATCTCCTAATCATTGGACAACTGCTATCGGTGAAAAACACTATCTCTTTATGTTAGAAGGATGTGTTAATTCAGATAATCCTCGATCTATCTTTAATGAGTATCTTAAGTCTGAATTAGTTCAGCATAGTCGTAAGGTATTTGATGTACTTGGTGATAAGTTAAAGACACCATCTTGCAGTAACCAATTATCTGGAGTTGGATTTAATTCAACATTACGTAATAACTTTGTAGTTAGAGTTAATGGTAATAGAACTATGAGAGTTAAGGTATAACAGTTCCTGTGGTTCACACTCATCCAGTAAAAGTGTATTAATCAATCAATTAGGAGAATCTCATGACTGCAACATTAATCGAAAAGTCTGTTCGTTTAGCATTACGTTACTCTGTTAACGGTAAATTAATATCTACTGAAGACTTATATAACTGTAAGTTACCTGACTTAGATGTAGCTTATAAGGAACTTAATCGTCAATTGCGCGAACAAGTTGAAGATGGTTTAAGTGATGTTAAATCTCAGTTAACTGAACAACTTGAATTACGTCGTGAAGTAATTAAGTATGTTTACGCTACTCTCACATTTGAAGCTGTTGAACGTGAAACAACTAGAGTTAAATTAGCTAATAAGGTTCAACTGAAGCGACAGTTATTAGAAGCAATACATGAAGATGACCTTAAACAACTTAAAGAATTAAGTAAGGAAGAGAAGATTAAAATGCTGGAACAACTAGGATAGGATAACTAACTGTAGTTAAGTAATTTAACTACAGTTCAACTAAGTTTATGTACACACTACACAATGAGGATGCACGTCTTCTTCTAACTAAACTTAACAAGGAATCATATGATGAGTTTCTCTTCTCATGTGATGATGACGATGATGTAATTATGGAGGAATTAGAATGAGTAAATTAGGACAAATCATCGTAAACATTTTAGAAACTAAAGCTGAAGTTAAAGAGTTAGACGTAACTAGAGAAAAGAAAGAAGCTGAACTTAGTTCTTTAACAAGTGAACTTAAATCTGCATTAACTGATATTCCACTTGAATCTGATTATTATTATGTTAAGCTTGATGATCAACTTATAATACTCGCAAGTAATGGTGTAATTGTTGATGTAACTACTGTTATATACGCAGAATAATGAGTTTAGATGTTTGGTTAACGATAGATGAACCAGTTGTAGTTGTATCTGATGAAGTAACTACTACTGAAGTGTTTACTGCTAACATAACTCACAATCTAAATACAATGGCTGAATTAGCTGGATTGTATGAGTGTTTATGGCATCCAGAAGTAACTAATGCTAGTGAGTTAATTAAACCTCTAGCTGAAGGGTTGATTGAATTAATTAGTGATCCTGATAAATACAGGAAGTTAAATCCCGCTAACGGTTGGGGTAAATATGAGGATTTAGTAAAGTTCGTAAGTAGTTATCTTAGTGCTTGTGTTATATATCCAGATAGTAGGATTAATGTTAGCGTATGAACCACAAGACATTCAAATTGTAAGAAAAAGAGTAAGTTGATGAACACACCGATTCTTATTAGGAGTATAATGAAGAATTTTGAACTTGAATGCGGCGGTATTAATCTTGAACGTTACACAGCATGGAAACCAATTATTAATGTAGTAACAGATCAAGATGGTAAGAAAATATTAAGTATAGCTATCAGAATACGTGTTGATGGTGAATACTATTATGTTAGAGGTTTAATTGAATGTCTTAAGCTATTGGAGAAATTAAAAGTTGATAATGCTAAATTTATGAAGTTATTCTATGACACTGTAGATGATAACGATTTAGATCGTGTTGAGTTAACTCGTGATGAATTATTTGCTATGGAGAATCGTAATGAAGTTAGATCCTGATGAAAGAGGTAATGGAGAAGAAAGTCCAACTATACCAGCACCACAAGGAGAAGATGAAGATGAATAAATTCAATATCGGAGATAAAGTTGTTTTACTTAATCAACCACAAGGTCATGTGTTTGAAGTTACATATATAACTAGAAATGGTTATTATTATGTAATTGAACATGAAGATTG